TCTAAAGTGTTTGGCAATCTACGCGCTCCTGAAGTGGTGGAAGCGAAGGACGGTTCTATTTTGAAGTGGGTGAATGTGTATGAGAAGTGGATGCACTCCAGAACTAGACATACTTATACTGAGTTTGGATTTAAGCCGGTTGGCGGGAAGATTGCCATGCCGGGATTTAAATTGGATCCTGGCGAGTTCCTAAATCTTTACGGTGGGCTTACGCTTACTCCTATGCCAGGTGATTGTAGTCTGATTCTCGCGCATATCCTTGATGTGTGGTGTTACGGTGATGAGGTGGTATATGATTACGTTGTTCAGTGGTTAGCGCGCATGTATCAATATCCAGGTGAAAGAGGTCATACCGCCATTGCATTAAAGAGTGGTGAGGGTGCAGGTAAGAATATTATTCTTGACCAGTTAGTTAGGTCGTTTGGTAGGAACGGATTAATGCTGAGCAGGTCTGATGATGTGGTAGGTAGGTTTAATGATGCGCTAGGTACATCGGTATTGGTGGTGCTTAATGAGGCTACTTGGGGCGGGGATAAGAAAACTGAAGGCGTGCTAAAGAGCCTTGTTACTGATGAGCGGATGCGCTGCGAACGGAAGCATGTAGCATCTTATACCGTTCCAAATTGTTGTCACATTATCGTAGCATCCAATGCTGAGTGGGTAGTGCCTGTAGGTATGGATGATAGAAGGTGGCTGCTGATGGATGTGTGTGATGATCTGCGCGGTAACTATGGCTACTTTAATCTGCTAAGCAAGGCGAACTTTAATGCCTTTATCCATTACTTGTTGCATCTTGAGATTGAAGACTTTGAACCGCGCGCTATTCCCACAGGCAGAAAATATGCAAGCGCATCAAAGGCGGATCATAAGCTGCGGTCTGCGGATACTATCACCCAGTGGTGGGATCAAGTAACCCAAACTGGTACTATATACTTTGAAGAGGGGTATGGACTATTCCCATCTAATTGGGATGACGAGGAGTGTTCGTTTCAAAAGACACTAGCGTATGAGGCTTATACCAAGTGGTGCCGGGATACAGGTAGAAATAGGGCCGAGCTTATTAGTTCATGGGCAAAGAAGCTAGCCACTTTTGGTGTTGACACTAGAGATCGACGCATTAATAGTGCGCAAGGCAATAGAGTGCGGGCGTTTTATGTTAGTGCTTTGCCGGTCGTAAGGAAGGTTTTAACTGATAAATTAGGTATAGAGGAGAATAATAATGAATGAACATTGTGAACAGTCAGCAGTAGTTAGTTGGTTTAGAATTGCGTATCCTTATTTGCGTTATGTGTTTTTTGCTATTCCGAACGGTGGCGCTAGGTTAAAGGTTACAGCGCAACTACTCAAGGCAGAGGGGTTGTTGCCAGGTGTTCCTGATCTAATGTTAGCTGTGCCAAGAGGAGGGCATCACGGTCTTTTTATTGAGATGAAGTCTCCTGGTGGTGCGGTTAGCCCGAACCAGGTTACAGTGCAGCAAGAGTTGTCTAGTATGGGGTATAAAGTAGCCGTGTGCTACAGTTACTTTGAAGCTAAGTCCACTATAGATGAGTATTTAGGCTAGGTTGCGTGGTGACGGATATAGTTATCCGTCACATCCTATCATTAGAACATCTCCGTTTGACTGGCATGGCAATAGGCGGGTTGGACGTTAGAACGCAACCTATAGTTCGCCACCGCTAATCCCTCCTTGAAGTATCTTTTAATATTGCCCACTACATACCCCCCAATCTCACGCGCAACCTCCCATGCCAGCTTGAATACTTGCTGTTTTAAACTTAACTTAAACAGGGAAGGTTGTGATAATAAGTTGTAATTTCTTTGCTTTTTCACTTGCTTTACTCCACTAAAGCTGCTATAATTTTTTTATTATACACAAGGTTAGATACGATGTCAACAGATAAAAATAAAATATTTAGTCACAGGCCGACCAAAAGTGGACGGGCGAATCCCAGCCGAATCCCAGCCAAAAGGGCTTTTATCCCAGGTGGAAGTCAATGGTGCCGTGGTTTCTTGATTTTCCCAGCCAAAATAGAAAATAATCGGGGAAGGTATGCCAACAGGGTATACTTTTTATTCTTCTTTAAAAAAGGCTGGGAAAGCTGGGATTCCTTGGAAACATTGACTTCCACCTGGGATAAAAGCCCTGTCACCTGGGATTCGGCTGGGATTAGCCCGGACACCTTCTTCAACACTTTGTATTTGGAGATAAATATGCACACACAAGATTTTTACGACGCACGCAAGAACGCTATAGGCTGTTCTGAAATTGGGATAATCATGGGAAAGTCTAAGTATTTCACTCCTTTGGAGTTGTGGAGGATTAAGACTGGTAAGGTTAAACCGGATAGCCGTAAGCTAAGCCTAGCTATGAAGCACGGGCAGCACGCAGAATCCTTTATTGCATCGGAGTATGTAGAGCGTACAGGCTACAGGATTGAGAACCCACAGCAAACGATAAAGCATCCCGACCACCCGCTTGTTGGCACGGTAGATAGGCTGGTTTATACCAACGATCAGGATAAGCCCAACATCCTAGAAATAAAAACAGTATCACCGTTTCAGTTCACAGCAAGCAATGGATGGGGGGCAGAGGGAAGTAACGAGGTGCCGGAGTCTTATTTCTTGCAAGCCGTAGGCTATATGGCAATACACAATTGCGAGTGGACTGACTTCGCGGTATTAGTTGGTGGCGCGGAGCTTAAGTTTTATCATGTATCACGTTCCCTTGCAGTTGAAAAGTCAGTGCTGCAATTTGTTGATTGGTGGTGGAAGCATCATATTGTCAAAGGCAACGAACCCACTCAAGATGAGATGCCGCCAGATACGCAACATAGAACCTATCACTGCGATAATAAAATGACTAGGCTACTACTCGAACTGGAAGCAATCGATACCCAGATTAAAGATTTACAGTTGAGCAGAAAAGAGATCAATGATAATATAATTCAAGCCTGCGGCATGGCTACAGAACTTGTGCAGGGCAAGGAACTGATAGCCACCGTTAGAAGGCTTAAAACCAAAACTATAGTGGAGTTCCCCAGATGAGTATCAAGCCAGACCACTGGATACAAAAGCAACAGGATATGATTGTGCCTTTTATTGGCAGGCTGGTAACAGACAACGTAATATCTTACGGGTTATCAAGCTACGGTTACGACGTGCGTTGCGCAGAACAATTCAAAGTATTCACTAACCAACACAATAGTATAGTTGATCCCAAGAACTTTGACCAACATACCTTTGTAAACTACAGCGGCACTATATGCGTAATACCACCCAATTCTTTTGCTTTAACGCATTCTATTGAATATGTACATATACCTAGACATTGCATCACGCTATGCGTTGGCAAATCGACTTATGCCCGTTGCGGTATTATTATAAACTGCACTCCACTAGAACCCGAATGGCACGGACACATTACTATTGAGATTAGCAATACTACCCCATTACCAGCTAAAATATATGCCAACGAAGGTATAGCGCAGTTATTATTCTTTGAATCAGATGAAACTTGTCGCATCTCATATTCCGATAGAAAAGGCAAGTATCAAGCACAGCAAGGAATTACATGCCCGCTTTGTTAAGGCGACAAGGCAACAAAGCAAAGCTATTGCCAAAATTAATTGCACTATTCCCAACGGACATACTTTGCTTTATCGATATGTTTATGGGTAGTGGTAGCGTTACTATGGCAATGGCTTCTAAGGTACGGCACGTCATTGCCAACGACTTAGATAGCGACATCTTTAACTTTTACATGATAATAGAACACCGTAAAGAGGAGCTATACAACCTAATCCAACGCACACCCGTAAGCCAAAGGCTATTCAATTACTGGTCTAAACACCAAGAAACCGACCCACTATACCAGGCTATGCGGTTTATTTACTTAAGTGCAAACGGAATTTACGGTAGCGAAGGAACGATTAATATTGGACGCTACAATGGCAAACAACTAATGTTAGAAGCGGTCAGCAACTTCTTAATGCCAAACAACATTATGTTTATGAATAAAGACTTTAGGAAGGTGCTAGATGCCGTCCACCTTCGTAATCCCATAGCAGACCGTAAAACCACCTTCATATATGCCGATCCGCCGTATATAGGTACATCCACCTCCTACGTTAAATTCACTCCAGCGGATACCGAAGACTTAATCAACATCTTAATAGGCAGCGGCATGCGCTTTGGTATAAGTGAATTTAGCAGCGAGGCAATCAATAACCTTGCAACAAAGCACAATCTAATCACCACCGAAGTAGTAACTAGATTTTCTTGCTCGCAACCCGGCGCTAAGCGGACGGAAATCTTACTCACCAATTACCAGCCTTTACCCACGGACTTATTCGCATGAACACTAGAATTGGACCAAACATAAAACAAAAGCGTGTTACACTGGGAGCTGACACAGCAACCATTGCCAAAGCCGCTAACTGCTCACCTAGCTATCTTGAGATGATCGAAGGCAACCATGTCATACCAACATTAGAAGCCCTCACCAAAATAGCGCAAGCTCTAGGATGCCCTATTGATGAACTTCTACACTAGAAAAAAGTACGGTTATTGGACTGCTTACTGCCCATCGCTGGTACTGTACGCAACAGGCGACTCCAAGTTGGAAGCAATCCTTAAACTCAAACAAGAAATTACTGACCACTTAGATTGGGAAACCAAATATGCCACTGAAAAACGATCAAGAACTCCAATGCCTAGCTGAGCTACATTGGCTATACACCCAAAAGATCATTTACGAAACAATCGATCTTACAGGCGTATGTTACATAGAAGCATTTAAACACGGTTATAAACATGGAGTTACAGACTGTGAAACGCAAGATACTAATAAATATAACTAAACTTTGCCAACTAAAATAGTGCGACAGCGGAAATGATAAGGCGGCATTCCAATATTACCACTTGCCGCTGCCGCATCGCGTTTCATAGGCCATATTTCTTTAACCTTATCAATATCCTTACCACGCACTGCTTCCATATACTGATTGCGCTGCGCGGTAAGATCACTAATCTTTAGAACCTTACCGTTAGCGGCTTTACAGAACGGCGTGGTACGGTTATCAACTCTAGCCCGCACCACCGCGTACTCCTCGCCTCGTTCTTCAAACGCAAGCAACCTACCTATCTCCCGCGTCTTAGTATCAATATGATCCGCTAGAGTAGTCCAATAAGCATCCGTGCCGGCTTGAATACCGGTAAAAGCCTTCTCAAGATTAGCTGCAATATTAGGCAATGAGTCACCGCCGATCTCAAATGAATCCGTCAAAATCTTTTCTATAAGCTCACCAGTGTATTCATTCCAATGACTGCGTACCCAAAACAGATTACCGCTTTTAATGGTAGCAATAGCCTTAGTATCAGCGGCATTGAAGGCAATACCAACACCCGCTTCATTCCAGCCAGACTCCATAATGGCACCGGTCAATTGCGTTAGCTTAGCGCTAACCGCAGATTGCATCGCATCACCACCGCACGCAACCTCCACCGCAGTAATCACGGCTTCAGCATCACCGCCGGCTTTAACCACTTCTAAAGCATCCGCTAACGCATCATCTAAAGCATTACCCCAGCTAACAATAAATATCTCCTCCACTTTGGCATGTAACTGCTCAAAGCTATCATCAGCCCGCAGTATCCGCTGCCGTAGCAAATTCCTTAATATCGCTCGTTTCATTCTCATTTCTTTTGTAACTCCAATATAGCTTGCCTTTTCAAATAATCCGCAACAAAACCAAAACCACCAGCCTTCATTCTAGCAATAGCAGTCAATAACCAAGGACGCGGAGCGCGTGGCCCCACACTTCTAAGAAACACCTTGCCACTCTTGCCTACCTTACCGCGCCAGTTCTTAGGCTTCTTAAACGCAAGAGCTTTGCCTTTCACTGGCTTAATCCCTCTGATACCGTAAAACACATGCCGCACATACGGTCTGCCTACAATCAACTTAGCCCTATTAACCGATCCCTCCGCTACTACCACATGCGACCTACTCAAAGCGCCGGTATCATACGGAACTAAATCCTGCGCTATAGCAAGACCATGCAGCTTATCCCCGACCTTCATTGCCACCCGTTGTGCTAATTCCATAATTCCACCCTAGCCCTACCAGAGCCATAGTTAGTTACCATGCTATCGATTGCCATAGCCACAGCCCAAAACAAATCGCCGTGACCGCTATCATCTGATGTTGCTTCATACCGCACGCCAGTTCCGCTAACAACTTTCTTTACGGAATGCAAGTTAGCCATTACATCCGCACTGTTTGGGATTATAATCTTTTTATCTTCAAATAGCTTTAACATTTTCAAAGCCATGCGTTCCTTTTTCTTAGCATCAAAATGAATGCCAACGCAACGCGGCGATAACGACTCGCTTAACCGTTCCGCTATATCCATGCCTAAACCAGTCCTATCCACACACCATCTCCTAATCTCCACCTTGCTATCCCAGTCCAGAACCTCCCGCTCCTGCTTAGCAAAGGTCAATCCTTTCTTAACATCCCAGTGCTTGAGTACATACATATCCTTACCCGCCACCTTGCCAACTACAGCAACAGCAAAACGGTGGCTAGTCCTGCCAATATCCACTCCTCCGTGTGAGTAGTCACACTCAACATTACTTACCTCACCAGTTGATGCTGACAGCAAATTCCAATTAAGAAGCGCATCCGTACCTTCTGCATACTGGCATAGGTAAAACATAGCCCAATTCTCCGCGTCAAACAACGAACGCAACTCTTCTAATCCACCCGGCACTTTCATGCCACCTGCCATTGCATCGTGGATTGTGATACGCCACCGCTTGAACTGCGGCCATTCGTTATTGTGATTTTGCATCAGTCGCCAATGAAACGAATCAGGTACAAACGGCGTGGATACCACAGTTATGTTACCACCCACCGCCGTGATGCTAGGAGCTATCGCACCCCATATCCGTTTCTGATGTGATGGTATATGCCAAGCAAATTCATCAAGCCAAACATCACCAGCTCTACCCTGTATAGTACGAAAGTTAGCACTGAAAAACTTAGCAACGGAATGCTCAAGAGTGATGCTATTTGCGTCCATTGCCACTGGCACGATTCCTAATCTATCCAAGTGCGCTACCATGTGTTCATGGATAATCAAAGCCTGGTCTTCACTAGCACTAACAATAAGTTGATCCTTGCCACGCAACAAACCTAACACCACACCTAAAGCCATAACATAAGAAAAGCCAATTTGCCTAGATTTAAGTACGCACTTAAACCTAGACTTATCCACCAGGAACTCACGCTGGTATTGATAAAGTCCGTAATCAGAACTCATTACTCTTTTAAGACATATATCATAAGGCGACCCATCTGCCTTAGCCTCCTGCTCCGCAGCCTTCTTTTTACTACGGACACCGCGCATCCGTTCAGCTTCCCTTTCTCTTTTTAAGTCATGCGCAGTTCTCTTTTGAGCAGCCAGCGCCGCGTTGCGTTTCTCATGATCCCATTCGTAAGCCCAGCTCCTTATTGTATTTGGATATCGCTTGATAGCGTTACCCATATCCACCCAAGATGCCCCGGACTCGTACATAATACGAGCGCGTTCTACATCCTCCGGCGGCGACATCTTTGTATTTACTTGAGGCATGTCACAGCGCTAACCACGCATCGATAAGTTTAGAAACCGACGCCTTCTTTTCAATACCAAGAATACCGCGCGCCTCTTCCCTATCCAGCAGACCACTAGCAACCCACGCATCAACTGAACCTGCGTAATCAGAGTCAACCGTTGTATCAATTTTCTTAAACTGCACATTACGCCGGTCAATGCCAAGCCCATCAAACAACGGCACCAGCTGAGCCATTAACCTATTTCGCATTGGCTTGAGAGTGAAGTCTTCGAACACCTTAAGCTGCCCCGCAACCTCCGTGCCGCTACCAAGTTGAGCCGCAACAGTAACACCAAGTATTCGCATTGGCACACCATGCGCCATTGGAATGCGTTCCCTAGCGGACGCTAATAGATTCAAGAAGTCACCATCTTTAACCTCTGATGTAATCCGCTTAAATTCAATCTTAGCCTCCGTATTTGGCAAGTGCAGATACAAAGTACGATGCGCGTTATCCAAACCCTTATACTCATTACTAAAGAAATTACGCGCAACCTCCTTCTGCTCTTGTGTTAATTCGTAACCAGTGGTAGTAATACAATATTCAGGAATAGCACGGTTACTAAAGAACCGCTCGTTATAAGCCGTTGCAGCCTGAGCTAATTCAATCATACCGTGACAACCTATCCAACTAGGGTACGAATAATAATTACCACTAGGGCAAGATACACGAAACACCATAGCCTCCTCCGAACTGAACTGCGTAGTAATATCTTTATACCCATTCCAAACACGCTGTATATGCCCACCACCCGCTGCTAAGTGCATAGTCAAAGCTGGTAAGTGACGGATAAGTTCAATGCGTTTACCGTTCCTAACAGTCTCAAGCCATGCGTTCCCAAACACTTCGATGTCAATACCCAAGTCAACAAACATTTCCGTTGGATCATAATCGCAAGCGTTCTCAAAGGCAGCGGCATCCGCATCATTAGCAAACTCAAAGCCCGCACCATAAGCGGAGTTTGCTTTTATTTGTACACAGCGACAATGCTCTGCGCTATTCAAGTACAAAGTAAGAAGCGAAGACGGGCTTAACGGCCATACTATAGTATTGTCGATTTGAATTGAAGGAGCGGAGCTTCCGTAAGATACAAAACTTTTTAAAATTTCCATCATAAACCCTTGATTTATTTTTTTCAATGATATATGATTATACATACCTAAAACAAATTTGCAAACAAACAGGTAAAACAATGGATGATTCAGGGCGAGAAATGACGGACATTGAAGTCGAGTATATCTCAATAGTAGACACCCCCGCCAATGGACACTCCCTAGTTCTAAAGGGAAACAAAAAGGCAAAGCTGTTCGTTATCAAAGCCGGCGATGACGAAATGAAACGAGCCTACGGCATCGTATATTCACCAGATGAAGTTGATTTACAAGGCGACATGGCAACGGCAGATACCATCAAGAAATCATCGGATAGCTTCATGCGTGAAGGCCGTCACAACAACGTGGACAAAAACCATTCATTCCAACGCGAGAAAGCATTCGTTGCTGAATCTTGGATAGTTCGTGAAGGCGATCCGCTATTCCCAACAATCAAGTCCGGCAGTTGGGCTGTGGGAATACAGATTGAAGATGATGCACTATGGAACGATCTTAAAGAAGGCAAGCTTACCGGCATTAGCCTAGCCGGCACCGCAGCTGTATCAGATGAAGAAACAACAACAGAGGAGACACCAGTGGAAGAAGCAAAAGAAGTAGTGGCGGCACCAGTACCCAATCCAGACATAGCAAAGTTTGAAGCGATTGTAAACAACCTTGAAAAGATGATTGCTAAAAACTTCGCTAAAGGCAGCCAACATACCGCAGCAGAAACAACCTCCAGCATCAAAATACCAACAGGATTCTTATAATGGCAAAGCAAGATAAAAAAGAAGTATATGAGCTTGTCGTAAAATCTTTAACCGCAGCTAAAGGTATTCACGAAATTCAACGGCTATCGCCTATAACGCAAATGGTAGCCATTGCCAAAGGATTAATCGATCCCGGCGACCTACGCTTCGGTGGTACATTACGACCAGAAGAGTCAAATGAAATTATTAATCTGTTAGAAGAGGATACCTTCTTAAACCAGATTACTACTGAGCGCATGTCGAAAAGCACGAAGGACTTTAACCTACTCGACATTGCGCCACGTCAATTAAAACGCATTGCACAAGGAAGCGAACCCGCTGCTGGTGACTTAGCAGAACCAACGGCATCTCGCACCACGCTAACATCGTTACCAGTGCAGTTGTTTGCAACTATCACTCTTGATACCTTGCGCGATAACGCTGACAATCCTGGCATTATCGACAAAATCCAAACGATGTTGCAAACGATATGGACAAATGACTTAACTGACTTAGGCATGAATGGTACAGCAGATACCGGCGCGTCATTTCTTGCTCTCAATAAAGGCTGGATTCAAATCGCAACCGACTCCGCTTCTATTCCCGCTGGTCAAAAGATTAGCGTTGATCCGGGAACTAACACTTGGGTAACAAGCCTTGCAGCTATTCGTTCTGCCGCTAATCCACTGTACAAAGGTAATAGCGTATTCATTGCATCAGTTGGCAATGCGGATGCTTACGATATTGAACTGGCAAAACACGTTACAGGTAGCGCTCTTGTTACTACCGGCACCGCTCAAACATTCCTACGGCAGCCCATCATTACTTGCCGGTACATGCCGGATAACAAGATCATCTATACCCCCATCAAGAACCTAATCATGGGTGTTAGTACCATCATGCACCGCGATGCCGCGTATCATCCACGTAAGCGTTGCCTTGAGATTACCTACGACATGGCAGTGGATTATGAGATTGCCATTAAGCCAGCCGTAGTGATAGCCACCGTAACTTAATATGGATGCTAACACAGATGAAGTAAGAGCATACGCTAACCTCCCTTGCGAAGTGCCGGACGCTCTACTAACTCTGCATCTAGCTATTGCAGGCCGTGACTTACGGCTTGCAACTGGCATCGCAGCTCCTAATACGCAACTCATAGACCCGCTAACATCTTTACCGCTACCTTGCGCCGTTCATTGGACAGAAGCGCATATCGTTAAAACTATACACTCCGTCCTGCCGTATTTACACACGTTCGTTCTTTCCGGTGCCGCAAAGGCAGCGCGATTAATAGGTGCCGATAATAGCGTAGAGTTTCGTTTTCATACAACGGACGAGGTTGCGGCAATGCAAGACAAACTAGAGTCAAGATTTCAAGAGCTAGTGGCACGGATTACTTGCGAAGGCGAACCTAAAACCGAACCCGCTGGTTCAATAATTATGATGGCTATCTAAAAAAATATGTTGACAATCGTAAGTAGAGTGCCTATAATCGCTACTATCCGCATAACCATAGGTGATGACTTCTTTCCTTCGATCGCATGGAAGGATTACGAAACAAAGCTACCTATTGACTTTACCGGTTGCACTGCTTCTTTAGTCGCTTCGTTTCGTGATGGTACTGAACTGGTAATGTCAACTGCAAACGGACGGATTGATTTGGTAACTAAGACGGATACTATGGCATTCGAACTACCTCACGATGCCGCAGACTTTCCTACAACCCCAAAGGAGGGTACGTTTAAGTTACAAGTGACTGATGCACAACAACGCATCAGCACTTGGGCAAAAGGATCAGTCTATGCCAGTGACTAATGACGACCCTATTCTCGAGTGTTCGATGGCTAATGCTAGGGCTGAGGCTTACACTTCAGCTCCAGCCGCAGTAGCATACACCCATGCTCCCAACGCCACTGCATATACTTGCATTCAAGGTATAGCCGGCCCACCTGGTGCCGGCATGTTTCAAACGACAGTAGGTCCAGTCGCAACCAACACCACTCACATTATAGATAGCACGCTCCTAACCATGGGGCAAGCCGTGCGGTGGTACTTATCCGTTATAGATGTTACTGCTAACTTATGCCGTACCTCTGACGTATCCGCAGTTCTAAGCATCAATGGGCCGAGCCATGTTCATTACGCGCTAAATGGCGACCGCATTCTATACGGCGTACACGTCACCTACACCAACGGCATAATGAACTTAGCAATTGAAAACCTCCACACAAACTCATTAAGTGTTTCTTTAGTAAGGCTTTTAATCACGGAGTAATTATATGGCACAGCAATTATTTGAAGTAGGATTAGGTTTAAGCGTTGATGGTTTAGCAAGCATCAAACCATACAGCGCAGCACCAGCAGACGACCAGCCACTTGGTAGTTTAGGATTAGATTATACTAACGGTAAACTGTACGTTAAGGTAGCAGCAGGTAGTGGCGCGGATAAATGGCACTCCACAGAATCTGAAGTAGTCCATACCGCAGTTGCTAACGATGGCACGGTAACGGTTGACAGCGTCCTAGTGGATAGCTATGACGCAGTGCAGTGGTTAGTAGTGGCTAAGATTGGCGCTAATGTACGCAAATTAGTGGTGAGTGCTGTACACAACGGCACCTCTTTAGCTGATGCGACATCTGCTGATTTTGATGTTTCAAGCCGACTCAAGATCGGAACTATCGCAGGCATTGCAGTGGATGTGAACTTGAACGGCGCAACCACAGCGCAAGTAATGCGATTACAAGTAACTACCACAGAAACCACTGATGTTACTGTAAAAGCTGTGAGAGTTCCCATCTAGTGAACCCAGATAAAGCCTTTGAAATCGACAACGGCATTATCATTGATGGGCGCGCTGGCATCTTTACAGGTGCCGGCGCACCCACTGAACCCGCTCCTATTGGATCGCTATTCCTTAGCAACGAAGGATTATTCCAATACGGCGGGCTAGGCTGGGTAATGTTTCCGTTAGTATTAAAAAACGTTGCAGGGATACTAGATTTTCATGTTACAACCTTTTCACATTGGATACCGACACTATGATTTCACACGAAAAATATGAACTAACTGTAATGCTTCTGCATCTCATAATGCAGGTAGATGAGCTTAAAGAATATGTTGATGAGGAACACTGTATCCTTCCAACAAAACTATTGGAAACTATAAACGGACTTCAGTGCCTCGCTAAGCAGTACATAAAAGATGACATACTCAGTTCTTGATGCCGATGGCATAAAACGTTACTTTACCGCGTTAGGAGCTGGCACGGCAGACGATCCTTACGTTTCAATGCCAACACCTTACGAACGCGGCTTAGTGGACTTGGGTGTGGTATTCGTGCATAGCGATAAACACACGATTGCTAACAACGGATCGTTTTCGTATCTTATAAAAACACCCGCTAGTCCAGTGGTATTCGTGCATAGCGATAAACACACGATTGCTAACAACGGATCGTTTTCGTATCTTATAAAAACACCCGCTAGTCCAGCGCATACAGAGCTTTTAGGACTTGAGGTTGCGACAACCAGCGCTATTGTGTATGTCGATGTATATGAAAACACTGTAGTTACTGCGAACGGCGCGATGGAAGACTTATACAATATGAATAGGCAATCTACCACCGGCGCTGCAACCCAAATTTACTATAACCCAACCTATAACGCCGGCGCTGAAGGTATATACCTATTTGCGTATGTTGTGAATGGCGAGAAAAGTATAGGCGGATATAGTTCGCAACGCGATAGAGTTATTCTTAAGCCTTCGTACAACTATCTAGTGAAGGTAAATAATTCTAGTGGTGCATCCGCTACCATTGCTATGAAGCTTATAATCGGGGAGGATTAATATGGCATATATTGAAAACGATCCGTATGCAATAGAAATTACTAAACATATCTTACGTTCAATCGATATTAAAATTGGCGATAACAAACACGTTGTAACCGTGGATAGTTACGACAGTAATGACGCTCTAATCAAGACTGATGTGGTAGAGATGCCAGTATTCGACACCAACGACCAGGTACTTATGCCGACGAACTGGCCTGCGGATTGGCCTAACGGAGCTACGCTGTATATGTACTTAGAACAAGCATTTTACCGCAGGTTACACGAAGACCATGAATGGCTTATTGGCGAAGGAGCTGTGGAATGATTACAACAGAAAGAACGCCTTGCGAAATCTGGACAAGGGTGATGGGCTATCACAGACCCGTCACTAGCTGGAATAAAGGCAAGCAACAAGAATTTAAAGATAGAACTTACTTTTTAGAAAATGCAAGCAATCCTGATAGATCATACTCCAAATCCAGAAGCCGTCATAGCTAAGTCCGCTGCGGTCTGTTATCAGTCGCCATGCACTGATGAGGATAATGCTCGCAGGCTAAAGGCAATGATGTCCGCTGGACACCTTTCACCGTTAAGATTTGCAAGCGCAACATTTCATATCGGTGGTATATCGCTAGTGGAGGCAACTCAACATGTAAGAGTAGCGCACGCCGGTATACTGCAGCGTTCATATCGATATACTGAGTTTAACGGCACAACCATAACACCACCATCGTTTGCTAAAGCCAACAAAGGAACGCTGTCTAAACTTCAATCATTAGAACAGCTTGCATTTGAAGTATATGAAGAGCTTCTTAAATGCTGCGTTCCTAAAGAAGATGCGCGGTACATACTGCCACAGAGTATTACCACCGAGTTAGTAATGACTGGTAACTTTCAGATGTGGTATAACTGGCTTAAAGCTCGAACCAGTCCGCACGCGCAATGGGAAATTAGAGCCGTTGCTACTGAAATACATGAACATCTTGCAACTATCGCACCCAACATTTTCAAGGTAGAGGAGGAATAAATATGCTTACATCGAGTATTTGCCATAAACGTTATGGCGACCCAAATAAAGAGTTAGGCACCCAACATTTTCAAGGTAGAGGAGGAATAAATATGCTTACATCGAGTATTTGCCATAAACGTTATGGCGACCCAAATAAAGAGTTAGGCATGGTTTTATGGGATGTGCCAACAGCTTTAGAACTTGGCGCAATTCCCAAAAGAATTTACTGCAATCGCGACATCATCAAGCCATTAGAACGCTCTTTTATTGCAATCCGTGATCGCGGCTTGATCGATCAGATTAAGACATGGGATGGCTGTTTCAATATTCGTTCAAAGAAGGCTGGCAAATCGCCGTCACTCCATTCGTGGGGGGTGGCTATAGATATTAATGCGGCGTGGAATGGGTTCGGTAAGAAGCCAACTATGAGTTCAGAATTAGTTCAATGTTTCTTAGAAAGTGGATTTGACTGGGGTGGGGAATGGAGCAAGCCCGACGGTATGCACTTTCAACTTGTGGTTTAAGGCAAGGATAAAAAAATGATATCAGAAGAAACTATAATTACAGCCACGATAATATTTGTTGTGGCTACTATAGCATACGCCGACCCAACGGCGGCAATACCTGTGGCCGATCCAGTGCTAAGATATATGGAGGCCGCCGGGTTCCCGGCATGGGCAGGCGTAGTGGCTTGGGGCGTGGTCCACATTACAAATGAAATGCGCAACTTCACACAACGACTCGATGCGCACATCAGTCAAACTAACGAACGGTTATTTGCACTTGAGGAATTAGTAATGGACAAAGGCAAGCATCTATGAGCCTGCGGTCCAGGATAGCCACAGCCGTAAAGCCACTAGTCCGTGAACATGCCCCGCAATGCCTTGTGGACTTGTGGGGTAGAGAGCAGGTGATGGTAGCAGTACCGTCACTTGAGTTCTCACGGGCTGGTAAAAAGTATCTGTCAGCAGAGGGCAGGGTAAAGATTCAATTCATATCCGAACGGCCTGATATGTTACCTAACGAATCTTTATGGAAAGCGATTGATGATGTATCAGTACCGATGGCAGAGAATGAGTTACGGATTATTTACCTCAAGCTTAATACCGTGACAGAATACATAGATATGAATCTATGGATACAAGATGTTGAGTTCAATGTTAAATTTGATTTGGAGGAATGTTAATGGCACAAGAAAATGAAATTATGCGGCTTGCTGGGGATACATACATATTCCCAATAGTCGGTGGAGTAGAGCAGCACGGCATTGGCCCACTGCCCGCTAAGTTCAGTTATAGCGCTATCAAGACCGTTGAAGTACTTGATACCCGTAAAAATAAACGCGGCTACGTTATTGCGTCTATGCCAGAAATGCAGGTACTAGAGGGTGAGATAGAACTCATTACCGTGCCACGCACAGTGCTGGCAATGTTTAGCCAAAGCGCTATTGCCAGTCTTACGCAAGCGGCCATCACAACCGCTTCCACCCCGGCGGAGTTTGATTGCTTAGTGGATCGCTGGACTAAATTACCGAAGCAAAACCTTCACACGGTAGTGATTGGAGATGATGACGAGGATCCACCTACAACACTTTACATTGAAGGCGTGGACTACGAACTAAACGCCGCTATGGGAATGTTCAGACCCATTATCGGTGGCGCAATGGACGCTGTAACGAGCGCATTTGTAAGCTATAAAGCATACGGCATCACTGGCGAAAAGATTAGCGTATCTAGTGAATGCAATACCTTAGCGCGGCTTGAGATCGATGGTCAAAACGAAACTTGCGAAAACAAACCGGTGCTGTGTCACATAGCCACTGCAAGGCTGCATCCTAAAGACTCATTTAGTTTCGATGACGAAAAGCCTAAGACACTAAAATTTGAAGTAAAAGTCGAAGGCGATCCGCCAATCGTTCTTGAATTTCCTACTCTATAAGGAATATAAATAATGGCACAAGAAAATAGCGTAATGCGGTTAAGTGGGGATATTTACATCTACCCCATAGTAAATGGAATAGAAGAGACCGGCATCGGCCCGCTTCCAGCTAAGTTCAGTTATACTCCAGCTAGCAAGGTAGAGGTAACCGATACTAGAAAAGGCAAGCGCGGGCATATCATTGCTTCTATACCCGACTCCAGAGTATTGGAGGCGGAACTGGAAGTAATCACTATCCCACGCGCAGTACTTGCAATATTCTCACAGAGCGGTATTTCTGCTATTACAGAAAACACCGTTACTATCTTACCTGCAAACTCTGTTAATTATACTTACACTTCAGACCGCTGGACTAAGGTAGCGGATCGGAACTTAGGGAGTGTAGTAATAAGAAGCGCTGCCGCCGGTGGTGGTACTGCATATATACTTGGCACTGACTACGATCTCAATGCCGAGTTAGGAATGTTCAGACCCATACCCGGCGGAGCTATGAATGGCAACAGTTGCTATATTAGCTATGTAGCAGGCCAAGTTTCTGGAGATAAAATTAGCGTTTCTAGTGAATGCGACACCTTAGCACGGATTGAAATTGACGGTCGCAACGAAACTTGCACAAATACGCCGATGGTATGTCGCGCAGCGCAAGCTAGACTAAGACCCAAAGACTCTTTTACCTTTGATGATGAAAAGCCCAAGACCTTGAAGTTTGAAGTAAAAATACAGGGCGACCCGCCATTAGTAATTGAATTTCCAATATTAGCCACGGCATAAACTTATGGCAGACGCGAAGGTAGAAATTGATATATCTGTTATTGGTGATGCTGATGCTAAATTAAAAGTATTATCAGTACAGTTAGATGACGTTACCGCCGGCGCTGCCGGCGCGTCTGCTGCCGTTGATGTCACCGGCACCGCATTAAACGCATTAGGCACGCAAGCAACGGCAGCCGTTCCACAAGTAACCGGCACCGGCACCGCATTAAACGCATTAGGTACGCAAGCTGCGGCGACCGTTCCACAAGTAACCGGTACCGGCACCGCATTAAACGCATTAGGCACGCAAGCAACGGCAGCCGTTCCACAAGTAACCGGCACCGGTAATGCAATAAACACTTTAGGCACGCAAGCAACGGCAGCCGTTCCACAAGTAACCGGTACCGGCACTGCATTAAACGCATTAGGCACGCAAGCAACAGCAGCCGTTCCACAAGTAACCGGTACCGGTAATGCAATAAACACTTTAGGCACGCAAGCAACGGCAGCCGTTCCACAAGTAACCGGTACCGGCACCGCATTAAACGCATTAGGCACGCAAGCTGCCGGCTCAGTTCCACAGCTAAACCTATTTTCAACCTCCGTTACTACACTAGACACCACTGCCACTAGCGTTACCCCACAGCTAACCACTGCATCTAGCGCAATCAATACAGTTGGCTTACAGTCTGCCGGCACTTCTCCCGCGTTAAACGTACTAACAACGGATACTAATCAATTAGCCAATGCGATAACCAGTCAACTGGTAACAGCATTACGCACTGCCACTATCAACATTAACGGCATTGAACCACCATTAAACCAGGCTGCCGCAGCCGCAACAGCGCTAAACACAGATGCGTTGCAGTTATCAAACACTCTACTGGTACAGCTTACTGCGGCATTAAGAAAAGCAGACGGAGCGGCTAGCGATATAACGCCGCAGCTGCAAAAGATGGCAGCCGAGACCAGAGGATTAGACGGTGACACTGGTGTACTATCCAATACTCTAGCGGAGCTACGCAACACACTGTTAGCGGCATTCGCTATTGAAAGATTTCAACAATCAATAAACGACTGGCAAAACCTACAAAACAGAATTAAACAAACGGCTGGAACCACTGAAGAATTTGAGCAGGCAATGTCCGGCGTGATCGCTATCGCGAACGACACCAAGTCAACATTCCAAGCAGTGGGCGATGTGTATTTTGCAGTATCTAAGAGCGTTAACGGCTCGATGCAATCTATCCTTGATCTAACATCCACCATCAGCAAAGCAGCGGCACTGAGCGGCACAAGCGTAGAAAATCAAGCGGACGCTATTCGACAACTTGGTCAAGCATTAAACAGTGGTGCGTTACGCGGGGATGAGTTCAATAGCGTAAACGAAAACACCAACAGAATTATCCAGGTTCTAAAGGACTCGCTAGGCAAAACCACTGGCGAGCTTAGAGCAATGGCTGAGGCGGGCGAGCTTACTTCGGATGTAGTATTGGCAGCGTTATCCGATCAAGCCGCTAAGGTAGGGCAAGAATACGAGCAGATGGGCGTTACTATAGGCCAAAGCGTACAGCTATTACAGAATGCGTTTGTAGAGTCATTGGGTAGTTTTGGAGATGCTACCGGCGCGACTTACGCTGTAAGCGAAGCTATACAAGCGTTGGCTGCGCACATGACTAATTTGGTAACGGTATTAGGTATAGGTGGGTTAGCTGGAGCGTTCGTATATCTGGGTAACATGGCATATAATACAATGAGCGCCTTACCCGGATATGTATCCGCATCCGTACTGGCAATGCAGACTGATCTTCAAAAACTGCAAGTAGCTTACGAAGCCGATTCCGCTGCTATGAAAGCCAACATAGATGCCGCTATTTCACAAAGGCAAGCAATCGAAGCCGCAATCTCCAGTACAAACGCACACATAAATCAACTGCAAGCCAAAAAGCAAGCATACGAAGCGGCTACTGGCGCTATACAGCTAAACTCAACTATACTAAAACAAGCCATAGCGGCTGATTTGGAACATGTACATGGGATTGCAGTAAGCATAAACGTACAAAAAAAAGCAATAGCAACAGCTATAAGTTTAAATGAAACCTACTCTGGACACACCGGTCAGATAACCAAACTTGAAAAACTAGTCGAGACTTACACAGATAACATTAAGCGTGCAACTGCGGCAGAGCAAGCGTTTAATCAAAATTTACAACAACAAGCCGATGTAGCAGTCCAAGCCTACGGCGGCATAGATGGATTAAACAACTCTATAAAAACCGCCGAAAGCAGCCTTGCATCTAGCACCGGCGTATTAAACCAACACAACACGTCCGTAACGACAGCCGCCGGGAAGTTAAATACACTTACAACAACCTATCAAGCAAACATAACCGCCGCACAAACTAACGCCATTTCTACCGGCGCAGTTACCAATAACTTACAATTAATGCAGGCAGCAGTTGCAAGCAACTCATTAAATCTAGTTCAGTTTATTGGATTGATGGTGACGGCAACGAGCGCAACAGAAGCATGGAAGATATCAATGGCCGGCGCTGCGGCTTTCGGTACGATGCTTTTAACGTCATTGGCGGGTCTAGCTGGAGTAGCTGCCGTAGGTGGTGCGCTTTATGTAGTAACACAAGCATTTGGATTGTTAGGAGATGTTATCTGGACTGCGGCAGCTGCTGTAAAGAAATACAAAACCGATCAAGAAAAAGCATTCAAAGCAATCACAGAAAGCACTGGCAGGCTAATTGATTCTGAAAACTCTTTAATCGTGGCATTAAAGAACGGAGACCTTGCCTTCAAAGGAGCTGCGGATAGCGCGGTCAAAACGGAAGTAGAGCTTGCCAAACTGGCAGGCTAATTGATTCTGAAAACTCTTTAATCGTGGCATTAAAGAACGGAGACCTTGCCTTCAAAGGAGCTGCGGATAGCGCGGTCAAAACGGAAGTAGAGCTTGCCAAACTTATGGCAAATCTAGCCGCCGGCACGGTTAAATGGAGTGAACTTAACTCCGTCATAGAACGTGGCGAAGGCGCGTTAAAGTCGGTAACAAATCAATTTGCAGCTAGCGGCAAGGAATTAGAAAAGGCGATTACTGCAACTGAAGCATACAAGAAAACTCTTGACGCACTAAACAAAGTACAAAACGAGCAAGGCGATCTTCTAAAGGTAGTAACAGAAAACGCTGGCAATCTTGATGAAGCAACGGTAAAGCTGGTAGCTAAAACCGCTGGACTAACGGATGCTATTGTAGATGAGACTGCCGCTGCCGATCTTAGGAACGCTATCGATCAAAAGAAAATAGACAATACCGTTCAGATAATCAACAAAAACGAGGAGCTAACCAAAAAGTCTGGTGAGCGATTAGCGCTAGTGGCTGCCGAGATAGAAAAAGAAAAGGAGATAATAGCGGAGCTTGAGAAGGAGATTGCCGCAACAAAAGAAAAGTCCGCTGCCAACGATAAAGAAAAAAACCAGCTTGCTAACATTATTGAATCGCTAGAAAAAAGCGTTGACTCCAGAAAAAGCTCTATCGAATCCCTTAATACTGA